TTGTTCGCCATGGCGTCTTAGTTATAGCTATGCGTGACCCAGGCCCCACCCCATCATACTCCTCTGCTGCCTGTGTATTATAGCAGGATCATGCCGCGATGTAAAAATTTCTGGCAGTGTGCAGATGGTTACTTGTCGTCCCTGAATGTCTTGAAACGGGGGAATCGTAGGCTGTAAGCACCATCTTGGTTTTGTGTGATAGCGTCACACAAGATCACGGCAGTTTGTCCGATCACTCGTGCCCGATTGTCCCAATAATCACGGCGTTGTTCGTCGCTGAATCCCGAACCCACATTGACTTGGATGAATTTGTCTTGATCTCGGCCCTCGCACACCAACGCGCCCATCTTGCCCTTGTTTTTACCGGTGCCTTCTTCCACAGCCACCACCGTGAGATCATAGTCATGCACGGGTTTGTATTTCAACCAGGCCGTGGTGCGTTTGCACTCGTAAGGGGCATTGATATCTTTTATGAGGATGCCTTCGAACCCCTGCCCTACCGAATCCTGCGCGAACTGCTGCATGGCATCGCGTCCAGATTCAGTATCAAGATCCACGGTCATGCCTGGCATGATGCGGAGATTCTGGGTGCGCTCTTGGAGATGGGTGGAGAGCCGGCTGAGGGCCTCCAGCCGGAGATGTTGTTTACGATCCCAGGAACCCTGCTCAAAGTCCTCGAGGGGTATCCAGTCAAACACATGATAACGCATGCCCCCAGTCTGCACATCGCTCTTGCGATGGGCCTGTTTCATGAGCTGCTGGAAGCTCTCGCCCACGATCTCACCGTCCAGGACCAAGTTCCGCTGGCCCAGCGTGTCACAGATCCAGCGCTGATTCTCGAAAATCTCTCGCTCGATGTCCGGGAAGTTTTCGAACACGCGCCCGCTGCGACTGTACAGGTATACCCCGGCACCGCTCAGGATGGCTATCACGCGCACCCCATCCAGCTTGGCCTCCAGCCGCTTGGCACCGCGCATGTCTTGTGCCCGATCCGAGCTGTCTTTGGCCAGCTGGCACGAGAACGTGGGTATGGCCCAGTCAGTGTGGCCGCATACCTTGTTGATGGTCTTTTCCGACACCCCGCAACGCAGGTCCTTGATCATGACCCTGCGGGCCAGACCGTTCCATTCCTCAGAATCGAACCGCTGCATCATGGCCTCGATGGCTTCGCGCGCGCGGCCGCCGGTGACGCTGCGGGTGCGCAGGCTTTCCAGCAAAGCCCAAAACTGGGTCCAGGGATTCTCCGCGCCGGTGATGCCCTGGCTCTCGGGCACCTTTTTCACGTTATACACGTAGAACGGGTTCAGGGCCAGGTAGCAGTTGAACAAGAAGCACTGGGCGCTGGCGCTGCCCAGTTGCGACGCCATCACGGCTTTCTCGATCACGCGCTCTTTGTGCAAGCGGCTGTCCGAACTTTCGAGATCGCGGATCCAGTCAGCGGCCACGGCCGTCCCGTCGAAATCCAGGCAATGTCTGATGTCTTCTAGAATCAAGGTGTGCTCCTGATTGGGGTGGGATCAAACTTCTACTTGGGGTTGCAGCTCGAGGTATCTGGCGCTGAGCTGTGCCAGCCGCGCATGATCCGCGGCAGTGGCGCGCTGCTCGTATACCAGATCGCCCAGGCGCAACATCTCGGCGATGACATCGTTCAGTTCTATGATGCTGTCTATGCTTTTCAATGCCGGTCTCCAGTCGTTTACTATGCATAGATTATAGCACCCGTGGAATTTTTGGTCAACCGCGCGGGTCAGTGCGCACTAACGATCCGGGATCTGGGTATCCAGCTGTATACCAGCTTGTTGCAATGCCACAATATTGCGCCCTTCCCTGAGGCTGGCCACCGTGCTCTGGCCGCTCAAGGTGCCGGGATCGGCCACCCGGGTCAGGAAAAGTTCAGTGTGGGGATCAAGAGAGAAAGCATGCAGTGATGAAGCGAAACTCATGGCCGCCGGTAAGTCATCGCCCAGCAGCTGGCTGAACTCCACGCCGGCTTTGCTGAGATTGATGGTCTGGCGCTGCAGGGATCCAGCTATGTCCAGCCACACCGCCGTGGTGGCGGCCACTGTTTCGGGATCAGCGGCGGCCAGGGCCAATATCTCCAACTCCGCCACAGCGATCAGCGCCTGCAGTGCCACATCCACGTTGGCGTAAGATCCCGCGCCCGGCCCGGCCGGGATGGTTATGGGTCCATAGGGACTGCCGTACACTCCCGTCAGCAGGTCTTGCATGCGGTCGAAGATGCCCGACAGCACCGTGGTGTCGATGGTGCTGATCTGCGCGGCCACCTGCGTGAGACCGGTGATGATGCTGGTGTCAGTGACCACGCCCACCACATCTCTCAGCTGGATGGTACCGTCGGGGCTGGATGCTGACACTAGGTCTTGTTTGTAAGTTTGCGTGACCACGGCGGGCACGGTCTTGGTCTGCGATTCCACCAGGCCCAGGCCTTGATTGGTCTGTACCAGGGCAGCGGCTGCCGCCAGGGCGTCGAGTTCCGCTGATGCTATGTTCTTGATCTGCGACAGTGATCTCGCCAGAGCCTTGTTGGCCAGGGCCTGATCCGCGGGGATGATCAGTTCCAGGGTCTGCAGCCCCGTGGTGTTGTTGGGGCCGCTGTAGGCCGACACTTCTGCGTTGCTCAGGGTCTGCCGCAGATTGGTGTTGACTGATCCGTTGGGGAGATACACCGGTTCCAGGCCCGAAACGTTGGGACACAGCAGGCTTCCGCGGCTGGTGGGGAACAGCAATCGAGGATCCAGCAACCGGGCCATGTCAGTGATCCCGGCCGTGCGTACTTTCAGCAGCAGCAACACCTGCTGCAGCACATCTCCGGTGACCGCCAGCATGGCGGTGTAGGCGATTTTTTCTTGGGTGGCCGAGAGAGTGTTGTCACCGCGCGCGAGATCCGCGACGCGATCAGAATCGAGCCCGGCGGCCAAGAGATTGTCTGCCACGCCTGGTACCAATCCACCGCTGACCCTGCCCAGTTGCGCCAGCAGCTCTCCGGGCAAGCCCAGATCATCGAGGTTGGCCAGGGATATCAGTGTGCCCAAAGCACTGAGGTCCCGGGAGAAAGCCGCGAGATCGCTGGAGACTTGGTTCAAGGCACCGGTGGTCAGAGTTGTCATACCACCCAGATTTGGATCAAAAGTCTGGTCCAATATCTCGCTGTTGTTGCAGCCGCGTATCACGGAGTTAGTCTGCGAGATGTATGCCGTGGCCGTGGTAAACACCTGGCAGAAGCGCGTGAGATCTCCCTGGCCCATGACAGTGTCTGCGTCCAGGGCCACCACGGAGGAGAGTCCGAAAGGTGCGCTGGTGGGCTGCCAGGCCGCGCTGCTGGGCGGTGGCTGGGCCTGGTTCTTCATCATCGCCACGTAATACAGGGGTGGTACCGAGATGGGCTGCCAGAAATCGGTGTCTGTGGGCGGTTGTGCCTGCGTGTTGGTGGTGGCTTGGTAGGCCCCGCCCGAGAATTTCACGCGGTCGCCCGCGATGTAAGCCACGGTGTCGCGGTATTCCGGCAACACCACGAAAGCCACGATGTCACCGGTGTCATAGATCTGGCTGGATCGCCAGGTCTCTCGCGCACCATCAAAATATGTGTCCAGGGTGGTCAAGGGCGCTGGTATACGATCAGTCAGCGCTGGGAACACGCTGCTGCCCAGCGACACCAGGCTCTGGAACGTTTCCGATGACAGCGGTCCTGGCTGTTCCTTGATCTTGGCCGATGCCGAAGCACCCGTACCCACGCCGTCCAGGAAAAACACGCTGGGAGGTTCAGCCACCCGGTATCCGCGACCCACCGACACCATGTTCACCGCCGTGACTTCTGAACCGGAGATGGTGACGGTGGCCGTGGCCGGCGATGGATAAGGTCCCGGGGGCAGGGGTAGGAACACAGGCGTAGGAGCAAAGGAACTGTCATAGCTCTGACCGCCATAGATGACCTGCGTGCTGGATATCGTGCCCGTGGTCAACATGAGGTTGGCCGCGGAGGTGATCACACCGGAGAACTGGCTGACGATGGGCGTGGTGGCGTAGTTGTCAGTGGCTGCGGTCAGGTCAGGGGGTATCTGCAGGGCCACTCCCACCGCGGGATCGGGATCGGGCAACAGACCAGCGCCGGCACTCAGCATCACGGACGACAGCGATGCCATGTCAGTCTCCTATGTAGACATCATCGCTGCCAGCGGCCACTCTGGTGCAGCTCTCGAAAGGATCACCCACGCGGGCGGCGCCACGATCATTGATGTAAACGCTGTTGCTGGCCTGGGAGATGCCCACGCTGTGGCTGGGGCAGGGAGCTCCGGGCAGGAGATGCACGGTGTTGAGGTCGTTGAGTCTCGCCGCGCCACGATCGTTTATGTACACGTCCGTGGAAGCGGTGCGTATCACGTAGCCGCTGCAGTGCGGTACACCGGGATCATCCAATCTCGCTGCTGCTGGCACGTTCTCTCCTCATGAGCTCGTCGAACCGATCGGTCCAGGCATCGATCTCCTGATGCTGCTGGTCAGTGTGTGGTGGGGGTGGTATCTCTGGCAAGAATCCAATGACATGATCTATGTCATGGGGTATGTGATCAAATTCATGATACACACGTATCTGTCCCTGGACCATGACCACGAACCTGTGCATCCCAGCTCAGCCAGTGAGTATCTTTTTGGTGACTGGTTTTATGCCAGTGGTGGCTTCGATCCATGAATCTCGCACATCCCCTCGGGCCTGGGCCACCATCACCCAGTTGTTGTTATTTAGCCGCACGTCCTGGGTGAGATCCGCCGAAAACAATCCCGGTACCATCTGCAGGCCCTGGGGACCGGGCACGATCATTATGGGGTGCGTGATGATCGCGTAGTTTTCGCTGGGATTCTGTGCCACCAGCCGTGCTACTATTTCTTCTCCGGTAGTGAGTTTGAAGGTGTATATGGTATCGTTTTCCAGTATCTTCATGGGGTTCCTGTGTGTCTAGGGGATGCCGATCGCACCAGTCGTGCTATCTCTCCGGCAGTGAGTTTACTTAATCCGGTCCAACCACCTTCCACCAACAACCGATCACCCTGATACATCTGCGGCAGGGATCGGTGTCCCTGATCCAGCAGAAACGCCCGGGCCGCGGTGTCCTGGCTCACGTCTACTACCACGAACTCCAGCGCCAGGCTCTGCAATCGCTGCTTGGCCTGATCGCACTGCGGGCAATTGGGTCTAGAATATAGGGTTATCATAGTGATCTTCCTAGAGCTCGGGCAGGGCATCATGATCCACATGATCGCTCATGACGCCGATCACGTAACTGGTGCTTTCGCTCTCCTGCAGCGCGGTCTGCTTTTTGTGCGTGTCCACGTGTTTGCGGAACCATGGTATGGGTGTGACCCTGGGCGCGGCTTCTTGATATCGTATGCCTATGTCGCGCAGGGCTCCGGCAGCGGTGTAGTCCACGAAATCCTGTAGTATGGCGGCGTTGAGCCCGATCACGGGACCACGGCTGAACAGATAATCCGCCCAGCGTTTTTCTTCCTGGATCACATCGCGATACATGGCGTAGACTTCGGCTTCCTGATCCTGGCGGGCCTGCGCGAAACGTGGGTCATCTTTCACCACCTGATTGATGATCCACCCGGTCCAGTCACGGTGCAAGATCTCGTCTTGCAAGATCAGGGCGATGATGTTGCCGTTGCCCATGAACATGCGATTCTCCACCATGGCCAGGCTGGTGGCGAACGAGACCATGAACCTCAGTGCCTCCAGGGCATAAGACGCGTTCAGGGCCATCCATATGGCCCTGACATGCTCAGTCTCGTCCACGTCCTGTCCCAGATCTCGCGCGCAGTTGATTTGATGCAATCGATCATAGTATGAGCCGATGTCAGCAGCCATGTTCACGATCTCTGCGGTATCGTGTATGGTATTGAACACGTCGCGGGGCACGTTGTAGATGTTGCGTATGATGTGGCTGTAGCTACGGCTGTGTATGTTGGTCTCGAAAAAAGTCCAGTTGTACACCAATGATTCCAGTTCTGGCAAGCTGATCACTGGTGTGAATATCTGGCTGGGCCCACGCCCTTGCAGGCTGTCCAGGGCGGTCTGGCGCAGCAGGTTTGATGTGAAGATATGGCGCACCGTTTCTGACGCTTCTTTGAAATCCTGCGCGTCTTTGGTGAGATTCACTTCTTCGGGCTGCCAAAAGAATCCGCGTGCCATGGCCTCGAAATCCTGTATCTTGCGATACCGCACTTCCTCGAAACGCTGTATGGTGACAGGACCCGCGGGATCCAGGAACATGCGCCGGGAGAGATAGTCTGTTTTTGTGGATAGGTCGTATTGTTGTCGTGACATCTTGGTTCCTTAGAGCTTGCAGGCTGCGCAATCTTCTTCATCCAGCTCCACTGCCTGGATCTGATCATTGACTTCGGGCAGCTGGACGGATGGATCTTGATGTTTGACGCCCGATTTGTCTATGAGGCTATAGTAGAAAGTCTTGAGACCCCATCGATGTGCCAGCATGAGATTCTTGGCGATCAGGGTAGTGGGTACTTTGCGATCCGCAAAATGCCGTGGCGAATAAAAAGTATTGGTAGAGATGCTCTGATCCACGTAAGCGGCCAACACTGCCGCGGTCTTGAGATATCCCACGCAATCTTCTTGATCCCACATCAGCTGATATCGATTTTTCAGCCTATGATACTCTGGTACCACCTGCGTGAGCGAACCCGCCTTGGATTCCTTGGTGCTGATCAGGCTCATAGGCATCTCTATACCGTTGGTGGAATTTATCACCACTGATGAGGATTCCACTGGAGCTATGGCCATCAAAGTGGCATTGCGCACTCCGTGTTGCTTCATCTCTGCGCGCAGGCTCTCCCAGTCCAGTTCAGGAGCGAAGTCTATGAGTTCATTGACTCCTGCTGCTCGGAGTTCCCAGGGAAAGCGGCCTTGGCCATAGCGTGTCAATGCGCTGTGTTTGCAGGCACCTCTTTCCTTGGCCATCTCAACGGTGGCCTCGGTGAGATAATAGGCCTGATGTTCCATCCAACTCTTGACTTCCGCCAGGCTGTCTTTTTCCCCATATCGCAGGCCCCGCTTGGCATGCCAATAAGCGAGATTGGTGACACCGATGCCCAGGGGCTGGATCTCATCGTTTGAGAGTTGGCTCTGTACGCTCAGGAAGTCCTGATAGTCCAGTATGTTGCACAGGCTGCGCTGCAATATGCGGCAAGCCCGGCGCATGTCTTCGGGATTACGGAAAGCTCCCCAGTTGATGCTGCCCAATGTGCAGAGGGCTATCCTGCCTTCTTCATCGTCCAACCGCCGGAATGGTCGCGTGGGGAGAAGGATTTCTAGACAGAGGTTGCTCTGATAGATGGGGTGATGCTCGGGATCAAATGGTCCTTGGTTTATGACGTTGTCGATGAACACCAGATAGATACGACCAGTGTCAGTGCGTTCCTTGAGTATGCCCGATCGGAAAACCTCTTCGGCGCTCATGGTCTTTTTGCGCAGATCTCGCCTTTTTTCGTATCGTATATAGAGTTCTTCGAATCTCGCGGTATCCCGATAAAAAGCTTCATAGAGATCGGGCACTTCATTGGGATCAAAAAACGTGATATTCTCTCGGTTCCGGAATCTACGCCAGAAAAACGCGGAAAGCACCACGCCGTAATCCATGTGCCTGACGCGCGTCTCTTCGGTGCCCTGGTTGTTCTTGAGCACGATGAGGTCGTCAAACTGATAGTGCCATATGGGGTAAAAAATCGTGGCCGAAGCATTGCGTATGCCACCCTGGCTGCATGAGCGGAGATCACCAAACCATTTTTTCAGGAATGGGATCATGCCGGTGTGCATGATCTCGCCGCCACGGATGGGGCTGCCCAAGGGGCGCAGGCGTCCCACTTCTAGACCTATGCCAGCACGCTTGCTGGCATATTTGGCCATCATTTCTCCTGAAGCAAAAATGCTATCGAGATCATCATCGCTACGAATGAGCACACAAGAACTAAATTGCTTTGTAGGAGTTCCCAGGCCAGCCAAGACAGGAGTAGCGAGAGTGAAAAGACCGTCAGAGGCTGCCGAGTAATACTCTCGGATGTAGCGAACGCGAGCCGAGTTAGGCTCCTCGCCATGGAACACAGTGGCCGCCGCCACCATGTAACGAACTTGGGGGGTCTCATATATCTCCCGGGTAGCGCGGTTGCGCACTAGATATTTTTCTATCAGCTGCTCGATGGCGGCGTAACTGTATTGTTCGTCCTTTTCGTGATCGATGATGTCATCCATGCGATCCCAGTCGTCTTCGGTGTACCATTCCAGCAGCTCTGGGGTATATAATCCCACTTCAACGTTGCGCCGCACGATGTCATAGAGGCGGGGAGGGTCGTATGAACCATATACGTCCTTGCGAAGCATACTAAGTCTCTGCTTGCCCGCCACGAATTGATAGTTGGTGTGGCCCACGTCAGGATTGGATTCGATGTCTATGAGATCCACGATGGCCCTGAGAGTGATGCCATCTATCTCTCTCGTGTCGATACCATCATAAAAATGTGGTTGGGCTTTGATCTCGATCATGCTCTGGCTGACGTCTGCCGTGCCCCGGCAGATCTTGGCCACCTGCGCTTGCCATTTCGCCAGATCCAGTGATTCTCGGGATCCATCTCTCTTGGTTACTGTGATAGATTTCATGTATTAATTTAGTCGTGATTTTAGTTGGTGTAATGATACGCGCCGGCCGGGATCACCCGATATCACGGGCATGTCAATGACGATGTCGGTGCTCCAGTTCAATATATATCTCTCTCCCGATACGGACACTATATCACGGCCCGCCAGTTCTCGCAGCTCGCTGTGTGTGAGATCCAGGCCCGGCAGCATGATCACAGTATACGACATGCCCAGGGCGCGAGCAAGATCGCAGAATCCATCCTTGGACAGCAGGATCCAGGGATCAGGCCAGGAGTCTTGATCCTGCCAGCACAGGCTCATGGCGCACCAAGGAGCTCGCCACCACCACTGATTGATCAGGCGCAGGGCCGAAATCTGATCCAGTTCCCGGACTCGGTCTCGCAGCGCATTCCAGTCTCGTAGCCGGTGCTCGAACTCCCGGGGCCAGGTCACGCCAGATTGCACACGCTCGCAAACATCTCGGCACCAGTTCCGAGATCGGTAGAGGAATAGATCAAGGACACCGTGCTGCTAGACTGCGACACTGACAGCGTGATACCAGTGTCATCGGTCTCCACATAGTCGTCCGAAAAAGTGTCAGTGGTGGTGCTGTCATCGTTGGGCGAGGCGGTGACCCTGACAGTGCCCGTGCGGCGATCAGCACCGCGCGTGATGGTGTAGTACACATCAAACGCCGGGACCTGAGAAATGTCCACGCTGAGTATGAGCTGATCCGTGGCATCATTTGCCAACGTGTAAGTGCGCCCGATCTCGCGCGCATATCGTCCCAGCTGGTTGCGGCTGCTGCCCTGGGCAGGCACGGTGGCCGTGATCAACACCGGTGCCTGGATCAGACCGGCCGCCTCGGATCGTTCGAACTGATCTCCCACGCTGACATTGTTGTCGCTGCCGAATCGTATGACTGGGTGGGTGGGCGTGGGATTGAGGATAGAATTGCCCACGTTGAAGAAAGCGTTATATCCCGATACGTTGAGTGGTGCGTCATACACTATGGCTTCGGCCGCCACGAGGTCAAACTGGTTGTGCACCGCGCGGAATCCACGGGCAGCACCCGAAGTCACGATGCCCTGATTCAGGATACCAAACCCGCTGTTGCTGATGGTGATGCCACGGGTGGCCTGGTCGGCGCGCACTCCTTGCGCGCAGCGATAGAACCCGCAGCGCTCCAGCACCACGTCCTGGCACACATTGCTCACGGTGCTGGCAAACCGCACTGCCGCGATGTCTGGCATGGGCATGGAATCTTCCACCTCTGTGGTGGTAAGGGCACCCACGAAATTCACGCTCTCGAACCAGCATTGCCGGGCTTCTTCTACCAGGAAAACATCGCTGCCTTGGGGACTCTGGAAAGTCATGGCAGATATCTCGATATTGCGTGGCGCGGTGGCACCACCAACGCCGATGTTGGCGCCGGTCTGCTGCAGGCTGTCACCATATCTGGCCACGAAAGCGGGCAGGCTGCTGTCCGCGGGCTCCAGGCTGATGATGCTGCAGTCAGCGCCTTCACCCACGAGCTTGGCGTAGGTGGGTATGATGATGGTGTCCGTGACAAGGTAAGTGCCCGCGGGAAAATACAGCGCGCGGCGCGTCTGGGTATTGTTCTCTCGGCAGTACAGCTGGAACATGGCCCGATTGATGGCTGCTGTATCGTCCGTGACGCCATCGCCAGTGGCGCCAAAATCGCGCACCGAAGCGAAGTCATCCAGCTTGGCCTGCACCGAGCGCACCACGGGATCCGAGGGCGTGGGACCGGTCTGCGCGGCATAGCCCACCACGATGTCCGAATAAGTGTAGTTGGCCAGGACGGTGATGTCTGAGAATTCGGTGAGTATCTCAGTGTTGCCAATCACGGGCGCGCCGGCCTGCAAGGTGCCATTGCCTATGAACAGCCTGCGGCTGTCTGTGCACCAACCGAACTCGGCACCAGCCAGTTGCGGCAGGTTCTCGGTGAGTCCTTTGCGATTCGTTATGCGGCTGATCTGGATTATGGCCATGTGTTTTTACCTATGTGACAGCATATTTATGCAGACAGGTAGTAGAGTTCCAGGCGCTGCCACCACTGTTGTTCCCAGTGATCAAATTCCTCGGGTTTCAGCACGAATTCCTGATACTGTGGTGGCGTCACGATATTGCCCTGTTGGTCAGTTTCTGGCCTTACGCACATCAGGATCACGCCCTTGCGGATCTGGGTGCCATATGCTTCGTTGTGTGCCAGCGCATAGGCCACCAGCTGCAGCTTGTAGTCCGCGATCCACTCTTCGCGCTTGGCGCGATTTGTCTGTTTGTAGTCCAGGATGGCCGCTTCGCCCCGATGTATGCCCGCACCGTCAGTGGTGCCGGCATAGAGCCGGGGAAAAAACAACGGGATTTCCACTCCCCAGAATTCATCCACATTACAGAGCCCTTGCTCGATCACGGTGTGTGCCATGTCATGGCTGGCCCAGGAGAAAGGATTGGTACCGCGATCTTTCATCTCACCGGTGCGCACATAGTGCTCGAGGTAAGTGTGCATGCGCGTGCCACGGTTGGCGGCTTCGGTGGTGATCTGCTGCGCCCGTTCCGCGCCCATGCGCTGCTTCCACTGGGCCAAGGCCCGGCGGCTTTCCTCGGGTTTGGTCCGGTCAAGCACGGTGGTCACAGATGGTAGGCGGTCACCATCCGGGGTAGCGTACAATCTTTTCCCGTCGACGCTTTCCCGGGCGAGAGGATGATACTGGTAGCGTGGGACTATCAAACTCGGAAACTCTCTCCGCAGCCACAACGGTCTCGTTCTCGCTCGTTGATGAACTCAAACCCTTCGTTGAGGCCATGACGTTGATAGTCGATGGTGACGCCATCCAGGTACACCAAGTGCTCGGGGTTGACATAGACCCTCACACCATTGTTGTCATAGTGTGCCACGCATCTCTGCTGGCCCTGCTCTTGGTCCACGAATTCCAAAGTATAAGCCAGGCCCGAGCATCCAGTGGTTTTGACGCCCACCCGCACACCAAGCCCGCGTCCGCGACGCTGGATCTGGGCTCTTATCTTTTCGGCAGCGATGTCAGTGAGATTTATCATGTAATAAAGTGGCAAGAGATCGTAACTGATGCGTGGCGGACAGCACATCGGGCTGCGTGGTGGGGTAGCAGGCAGCTTCTATACCCGATTTTTTCAACTCCTGCACCTGGCGATCACAGGGTTCCAGTGTCCGGTGCACGGAACCCACGAAACCAGGATCATTGGCCACCACCAGCGCCCAATACACCATGATAGCGGTCATTGGTCTCTCGATGCTTTTTTCTTGCGGTAATCTTCTATGGCCGCTTTGATCGCGCTTTCAGCCAGAATGGAGCAATGGATTTTCACAAGCTAAGGGGGGAGAGAAAGTTCCTGCGCGATAGCAGTATTCTTTATCTCCCCGGCCTCCTCTAATGTTAGTCCTTTGACCCACTCTGTTACCAAGCTACTGCTTGCCAGAGCTGATCCACACCCATAGGTTTTGAACCGGGCGTCTTCGATAATACCTTGGTCGTTGACCTTGATTTGGAGTTTAAGAACGTCACCAAATTCAGCCGCACGCTGGGGCGCCGACTAAGCCGGTCCCAACGTGCGTATCCTCCTTATCAAATGATCCAACGTTCCTGGGATTTTCGAAATGGTCAATAACTTTTTCGCTATAAGCCATTCTACGTCTCCTTTAATTTTCTGACGTGTTCACCTCTTAATTTTACAATATCTTCTAAGATATTGTCAACACCTAATTGCTTAACTGTTGACTCCCAATACCGGAATATCTTAAATCCTTTTTTGAGAGCCTTTGCTGTATCTCTTGAATCCTTATTTAGGTATTTTTCCTCTCGATGCCAATAATCGCCATCATATTCAACAATAAGATTCAACAAAGGAATATAAAAATCATACACTCTATGATAATTCGGTACTGTAAACTGATGAACCACTTCGCCTAATTGTTTTCGGAGCTTTTCAAGTAATTCAAGTTCACCTTTTGACACTGATGAAGCATATATACCATCCTTGAAGTTCTTAATTTTTGCTTGGCGACAAATTTCTTTAACAGCATCGGAATGCTTTTTACCCCACATTCCATTCTTTTCTCCAGGGTTTGATAAAGAACCAGTTCGTTTACGTTGGTTGCTTACTCCGCCACCAAAATTTGGATTTCCAGAACCGGTCCATTTTTGTTTTTGTTCTGGATTTGGTATACCTTTGTTCCATCCATGTCCTTTTTTGAGGCCCTCAATATTCATCTTGGTAGATTTGTATTCTTCGGTCATTTCCAAACCGGTATTCCAAGGAATATGTCCAGGTCTGTTGATGGGATTTTTACAAGGCGTCGAACAGTAATCGACGAATCTAGCCCGGGTGGTAAATGTGTTGCTGCAATGTTTGCATGTGGCCTGGATACCATACTTGTTTTTCATACAAGTATTTATGATTGGTGCTCCAGCCTGTGCGGTTTACTTGGATTTCTGGAAGAAGTCAACCACGCGTGATTGCAAAGTGCGTGCCCACCAGGGCTGTGGGAAATTCCAACCTATGAAAGCACCTACCGCGATCCATAATAAAGTTTCCATGATCATAAGTCCTTGAGCGCTGCTCGTTTAGACATCGCGTCCACGGTGTCCCGGGCCTGGTCTGGGGTCATCACAGCGTTGTCCTGATCTGTGCCCGGACCGGTGTCGGCACCGCGGAATATCACCTCACCATCATCTTTGTCATCACTGCCGGTGACATCCTGTA